CTCGTAACGAGATTATGTCGTCGAACGAGATGCGACAGGTTGTTGGTCTAGCTCCACATACAGATCCAAAGGCCGACAAGTTGGTTAATAGCAATATGCCATCAGCTAATCCAGATCGAACAGCAGCTAATGGAAACGAACCAAAAGCTGATCCGTCTAAGCTTGAACTGGCACCTATTCTAGTTTCAAAATCTAGAAAGGACGTTCAAAATGGGAGTTGAGGCAAAGCCTGATTTTAGCGGCTATGCCACGAAAGCTGGTCTTAAGTGTTCAGACGGTCGGACTATCATGCCCGATGCCTTCAAGCATCAGGATCAGGAAACGGTTCCGTTGGTCTGGCAACATGGTCACAATGAGCCCAGCAACGTGCTTGGCTACGCGACGCTCGAACATCGTGATGATGGTGTTTACGCTTATGGTTTCTTCAATGAGACCGATGCGGCAAAGAATGCCAAGACGCTCGTGCAGCATGGCGACCTCAAGTCACTGTCTATTTATGCTAATCAGCTTACGGAGAAGTCCAAGCAGGTTCTTCATGGATTTATTCGTGAGTTGAGTCTTGTGTTGTCGGGTGCTAATCCTGGTGCGCTTATCGATAATATCACATTGGCTCATGGTGACGGTGACATGGTTACTCTCGATGACGAGGCCATTATTTACACCGGACTAGAGCTTAATCATGCTGACGATGATTCGTCTGAGAAGAAGGATGAGGAATCTGATAATACTCAGACAGTTCAGGAAGTTTATGATTCAATGACGGACGAGCAGAAGGACGTCGTCCACTTTATGATTGGCGCCGCGCTTGAGAGCTCTACTAAGACTCTTGAAGAGGCTACTCATTCCGATAAGGAACCGGTTAAGGAAGATGATAAGGAGCCGGTTAAGGAGTCGGATAAGGAATCTGAGAAGGAACTCGTTCATACTGATGACAATAATGAAGAGGAAGGACGGCGCATGACTCGTAATGTCTTCGAGGAGCAGAGCGGAGGCAAGCAAAAGGATAAGAAGACGCCCGTTCTCGCACACGACGCAATGCGAGAGATCGTTGCTGATGCTCAGAGGTCTGGATCTCTGAAGGACGCCGTCGAGGCGTATGCGCTCAAGCATGGCATCGATGATATCGAGCTTCTTTTCCCTGATGCGCGCTCAATCACGGATACCCCCGAATTCGACCAGCGTCGCGTCGAATGGGTCTCCGGTGTCATCAACGGTACGAGGCACTCGCCGTTCTCTCGTATCAAGTCGCTCGTTGCCGATATTACCGTTGAGGAAGCACGTGCTCTGGGTTATGTGAAGGGGAGCCTGAAGAAGGAGGAGTTCTTCGGACTCACCAAGCGTGTCACGACGCCCACCACGGTCTACAAGAAGCAGCAGTTGGATCGCGATGATATCGTCGATATCACTGACTTCGACGTCGTGGCCTGGCTCAAGGCTGAGATGCGTCTTATGCTCGACGAGGAGCTTGCTCGGGCTGTGCTGATCGGTGACGGTCGCAATGTTGCCAGCGCGGACAAGATCAAGGATCCCGCAGGCGCTGCAGAGGGCTCGGGTATTCGCTCGATCTTGAAGGACCACGATCTTTACTCCGCTAAGGTCGAGGTTACTACGACGGCTACGCCGAATGAGATTGTCGACGCCTTTATTACGAGCATGGGTGTCTACAAGGGATCGGGTTCGCCGACGCTTTACACTGCGCTGCCGTTCTTGACGCAGATGTTGCTGTCGCGGGATGGTATGGAGCGCCGGATGTATCGTGGTGTTGGTGAGCTTGCTCAGGAGCTCGGTGTTTCGAACATCGTTGTTGTCGAGGTGATGGAATCCGAAGCCAATCTGCTCGGTATCGTTGTGAACTTGAAGGATTACACGATTGGTGCCGATAAGGGTGGAGAGATCAACTTCTTCGACGACTTCGACATCGATTACAACCAGTACAAGTACCTGTACGAGACTCGCGTTTCTGGTGCTTTGACGAAGATCCGTTCCGCAGTGGTCTTCACCAAAGACACTACTCCGTAAACAGGTAGGTCTCCTATGACCCGATTTTTTGGACGTATCGGTTATGGCGTACCAGTAGAAACGGCGCCTGGCGTATGGGTTGATGAGATTATTGAGCGCTCATATTACGGAGATGTTATCAGAAACGCACGAAATCTTCGAGAAGGTGAGAATCTTCACTTCGATCTCAACGTCCAAAATTCGATAAGTATTCTGGCGGATGCATATGCAAACGATCATTTCTTTGCGATTCGTTATGTGGAGTGGGCGGGGACTTTGTGGACGGTTTCGATGGTCGAAGTGCAGAGTCCTCGCCTTCTTCTAAGATTGGGGGAGGTGTACAATGGCCCCACGGCTACAGTTGCACCAACTCCTTGAATCGTTTGCGCCGAATGTGTATTTTCAGCCACCGACCAATATTCTGCTGAATTACCCATGTATTATCTATAAACGTGATTTTGCTGACACTAAATTCGCAGACGACATCGTATATGATCATATGATTAGATACCAAATTATGGTCATTGATCAAGATCCAGATAGTGAAATCCCGAAAAAAGTGGCTATGATGCCGATGAGTTTGTTCAATCGATTTTATACGGTCGATAATTTAAATCATGATGTTTATAACGTATACTTCTAAAGGAAAGGGCAAATAATGACTCCCTTGACCTGGGACCAGGTCGGCGAGAGGTTGTATGAAACTGGTGTAGATCACGGAGTCCTGTATCTTCCTGATCAGGCAGGTGTTTACAATTCCGGTTTTGCTTGGAATGGTCTCACGACCGTTACCGAATCGCCGTCTGGAGCTGAAGCTTCTCCGCAGTTTGCGGATAACATCAAGTATCTGAACATGATCTCTGCTGAAGAGTTCGGGGCAACCATCGAGGCGTTCACATATCCGGAAGAGTTTGGCCAGTGCGATGGTACGGCTCTTCCAGCTCCGGGTGTGGCCGTCGGTCAGCAGGGTCGGAAGATGTTTGGTTTGAGCTATAGGACTCGAGTCGGTAATGATGTCGACGGGACCGAGTTCGGATACAAGCTTCATCTGCTTTACGGTTGTCAGGCAGCTCCGTCGGAGAAGGCCTACGCCACGATTAACGATTCACCGGAGGCAATCGCGTTTAGCTGGGAGGTTACATCCACTCCTGTTCCGGTCACTGACCACAAGCCGACGTCTCTCATTGTGATTGACTCTACGGTGGTTGATCCCGGTGATCTCGCTGCGCTCGAAGACCTTCTTTACGGTAAGGCGTCAGTCGAAGCAGCTCTTCCGACTCCGGATGCTGTCATCGCACTGTTCGCCGGACCGTAATTTCATGATGGGAGGCTAGAGGATGCTCACTATTGTTGTTCCTGGTGTCGAGATGTTTGACGAACAGACACAAGAGTTTGTCACTATAGACGACGTGACATTGGATCTTGAGCATTCTTTGGTCTCACTGTCAAAATGGGAGTCAATTTACGAAAAACCTTTCCTGGGTAATGCGGAAAAGGAACCAGACGAAGTTCTGGGTTACATAAAGCTTATGACGTTGACTCCTGATGTACCCGATGCTGTCTTTCTCAAACTTTCAGAAAACAATATCACAGCCATAAACGAATATCTCGAAGCGAAGATGACTGCCACGTGGTTTAGCGAACCGCCAGGCGCACCGCGAAGTCGAGATGTTATTACGGCCGAGCTCATTTATTACTGGATGATAACGTTTCAGATTCCGTTCGAGTGTGAGAGTTGGCATCTTAATCGTTTGTTTACCTTGATTCGAGTCTGCAACATTAAACAGGCAAAGCCCAAGAAGATGAGTCGCTCTGAAATGGCTGCTCGAAACAGAGAATTGAATGCTCGACGCAGAGAACAGCTAGGAACCAAAGGCTAGAAAGGGGGTGACATGGCCGTTCTTACATGGGATCAGGTAGGTGATCGAGTTTACCAGACCGGAGTCGATCGTGGAGTCCTTTATCTTCAGGATGGCACAGTAGCGGTTTGGAATGGGCTCGTCGATATCGAAGAATCACCGAACTCCGAACTGAAATCGTTCTTTCTGGATGGAGTGAAATTCCTCGAGAATCTGTCTCCTAGCGATTTTATAGGAAAACTCAAAGCGTTTACCTATCCCGACGAATTCGACGTCGTCAATGGAGTCGCTCATGTTGCTCCTGGATTGTCTTATCACGAGCAACCACCAAAGAGTTTTAGTTTGTCGTATAGAACGATGATCGGTAATGATGTCGAAGGTGAGAAGTACGGATACAGGCTTCACATTCTCTATAACCTTCTTGCTACTCCTGACGCTATTGCTTTTTCTACACTTACAGACTCGGGAGTTCAGCCGGTT